GAAAAAATAAAAAGGGACGGAAATCTGATTAGGATCTCTTACCTTGCCAAAATTGTTGGACGCGGGAGGACATGTCTGGGTGAGAATACATATAGTCTTTAAGAGTCGTGAAGGATTGGAGGTTGTCACTAGGTGGTACGAGGAACACGTTATAGTTCCATTTGTCATTTTCAGAAAATGGACCATGATATTCGGAGACGAGGGCGCGGATGGAGTAGAGCGTCGGGAAGTCGGGGAAGATGTAGGTTGTTGATTCAATGTCAAAGTCTGGAAGTTGGTATTTCCATTTCTTGAATATTTTATCAATGTGATGTGTGGGTACGGGGTCAGCGGGTTTGAACTTGAGATATACTTGTTCGCATAGGGAGTGGAAAGTCGAATCTTGTCCGCAGTTAGCGTAGGCAAGGCCGAGTGCGCGTGCAGCGTGGATCCATTGACGGGTGGGGTCAACAGGTCGTTCGGGCATAGCGAGTTGGGCGACGAGTTTTCCGATTGGGCGAATCGGCATACCATGATTATTTTCGTAAGATAGAAAAGTAATCTTGGTTCGGAGGTTGGTAATTACACTTTTGAGGAGAGAGAGAAGCATACCGTGGCGGGTAGAGGCATAAGAGTCAGCGAATGCAATGAAGGCGAGGACGCGTTCGATGTTGTGTTTTAGGAAGATAAGGTTATCATCACCTAGAACGCAAAATAGCATTTGTAGACATTCATCAATAGTGAATCCAAATTCAAGCAGGCAGTCAGTGATAATGTACATGTTTCCAAAGGAGTCTAAAAGTTGGGTATTCAGGAGTCCGGAAGGTACACCACCGTGTTCGCGAATATAGGCAAAACCGTCAAAGGAGAGGAAGTGCATATTTAAGTAGAATGTTGTAAGAAATATTACAAGATTGAATACTTTGCGAGAGAATGCGTGGATGTCGTTAGTTGAATGATTGTTCTTCGGGTAGAAGCGGGTGGGCATATAACCGTCTGATACAATAAGTAACGAAGGAAGGTAGTCAAGGAAGAAGGCGAGAATGACATAAGATGGAAGTCTTTGGTCATACTGAGACCAGTCTAAGGAGACGAAAGCCAGGAAAAACAAGGCAATGCGATTGAGTAAACTCATGGCACCGCGAAATGTTTCGAGGCCGTGTGCGACACAAGATTGCGGATTGCGAATCTGTGCGAGAGCGGGAGTGAAAAGTGTCTTCTCAATGTGAAGAAAGCGATCGTCTACGGAGTAAACAGGGCGGATTTTCTTTGGGTCAGAAGGATCACGTTTCGAGATTTGTGTGCGTATGAAGAGCTGAGCAGGATGTTTTGCTATCCAAGTTTGGAGTAGTTCGAGTTCAGTTTCGTGGTCATTATTGCCAGAAGGGAAGGGCATGGCGTCATATTTTATGTGATGATATTCGTGGCGGAATTCATTCAGCATGACGTTGATAGAATAACCTTTCGAAGAAGGTTTATCTTTATAACGGGAGGGAGCACTGTAACGAGAGAAAATTCTAGTTCGAGGATTGAACTTAGAAAAGTATGAAGCGGAGGTATTCAAAGGCGTTTCAGCTGTGAGAGCGTCGGCGAAGTGAATAGGACGATAGGGTTTTATAGCAAGTTTGCTACGTACTATGGTCATGATGTCTTCATGTCGTTGGGGGGAGGGGGTTGCTGGGGAGGGGGTTTCTCGATTAAAGTCGTGGAAGGCTTGTGGGCCATAGGAGGGAGGGCGGCAGTAATAGTCGAGATATTGTTCGTAAGCAGGGAACCAGTCGTGGATGATCTGAGCGATCTCGGGGACGGGGGGGGCACCTGAAAGGTCAAGTGTCTCTGCGAAGAGCAGGTTTGATCGTACGTCGGGGGTTTCAATGAACGAGGGGTCGTTTTGGATTGGAACCTGTTTGTCATCTTTATTCAGCAAAGCTGAAGGGATGGAGTGATATTGCTTGTTAGCGAAGCGAATTCCTGGAGCGGGAAGTCTGTCTTCTGGAAGATCGAGCTGGGGAAGTTCCTGATATAAGTGGAAAGGTTCATCGCGGATGGAATAAGTGTATTCGATGTTGTCGATGTCTTCTTGAAGATTTTCTTCAATTTTAATGCAGGTACGGAGGTCGATGTAAGCAAGGAGGGACGTGGCATATTTAAATGGACGGGTCGGCTGATCAATTGGGATTGAGCGGCGGTGTTCCCATTCAAAGAGAATATTGCGGATCGGGAAGGTCAAAGTTGGGGAGGTCTTCTTTTTTCGGCGAGCGAGTTGGAATCGAGTAAGAATTGTCAGGGTGACAATAGTAGAGAGTCGAAGCATGTTGGAAGAGCCAAGATTTGATGTGCGTGGGGAAGCGGAATTGGTTGGAGTTAAAAACGCGTGAAGTTTTTTCGGGAGAGGGGGGCGCGTT